TGGATTCTCTGACTGGACTCTGCTTTATCTATGTGACGCTTGGTTACTGCTTGCTACTATATTCGATAGGCTTAACAGTAATGAAGACAACATAACATTCCTTGGCCAAGTGATAGTAGCCTTGGAACATCAACCAACTTTAATTGGCAAGTGGTTTATCAGGAATATAATCAGCATTAACCAGCAAAGAAAAAAGCTTAACAAGTATTGGGGTGGCTGGAGAAACAAAAGTTTCATGGTTCAACCTTACATTCAAAAACTCATTAAGCTTCAAGTCGGTGCTTAGAACGGTTTAAGGAAGCCTCTGACTAACATGCTTCCTGTGCCTTTAATGTTTCTCTTCACCAGGTAAACACCGCCACCGTCTCTTACAACGTGACCATCAACAACACCTTTTTCAGTGTTACCTTCAAGTGTCCACATCTCGTCACCATCTGTGGCAAATACAATTCCAGTGTGACCTGAATTAGTCTTACCCTTTCTCCAGATAATGACAGCGCCGGGTAAAGGATAGAACCTAATCCTTTGTTCCTGGTCCGTTTTATTCCAGCAAGTTTGGACATGTTCAGTTGCAAAAACTGGAGACACAATCTTAAACCTATTCTCAACGTAGGCAATCAGAGTCTGAACAAGGCTCATGCACCAAGGCTCAGATACAGCACCACCAATAGTCTCTTGGATAAGTTCAACGAACTCTCCTCTATTGTTACCGCCTTCCTCTCTTATTCCTACGCAAGCTTGCGCTGCACAGACAAGAAGTAAACGCGCGTCCCTATGAACTATTGCGTGTTGGGCAACTCCATTGCTATGAAGCTTGCTATCAATCCAATTATACATTTTCTTTTCTATTTTTCTCACTTACCGCAATCCCTTTTCAGCTTATTGTAACGCATAACCAACTCTTCAAAGTCTTCAGTAGTCGTGCCGATCATACCTTTTTTGTGTGACTCAGTTAAGGTCATAGTCTTCTCACAGACTTCCTTACCTTCAACTTCAATAGGAACACACCATTGAAACCTATACTCTGGAGTTATCTCTAAGTACCAGAAATCAAAGTCTTTCTCTTGCCTATCGCATGAACTGGCACCAAGGCTAAATATCGCCAAAGCGACCAATAAGATTACGTGCCGCTTTTCTAGCTTTCTGAACATCTTCATCGGTTATTTCCTCTGCCTTAATAATTCTATCGGCTATGACTTCATTTCCTTTCTTGAACTCTTTCGCAGCTTCAGTTGTTTTCTCGTTGTCTTTATCTTCTGCATGCTTGTTCTTAATCCAAATATAAAACTTTTCTAGTCCCCACACCAAGGCGCTCGAAAGCACCTTGGATAGGACTACTGAAAGCGCACCCATTACATTAATTCCTTGGCTACACCCTTCCAGTCAAGATTTTCTCTAGCCGCAGCCACAATCTTAACAAGAGCGTCATCAACAGTGTTGTCAGACTTTGCAGCTAGATCTTCTAGTGCATCAATAACATCAATCTCAGCGTGTACTTTGATGATGCCGTTCTCTACTTTTACTTCAGCCATTACAGCTTTCTTTTCTTCAGACATATGTCCCCCTTATATTTGTTTGTGCTTAAGCACTTCCATTGCAAATTGAATTAATAACGTGACTACTATGCTTGCGGCTCCTGCGCCGCCTATTATTTGCCACTTAAAGGCAATCAGTGTATCCATCTTTTTATCAATAGCTGAAAGCCTTTCGTTAGTATGCTTTATAAAATAGTCCACTAAATCTTTATCTGCCATATTACCACTCCGTTGTTTCCACTAAAGGTTCAATTTCTTTTAATTGCGCCCACGTCTCATCCTTGGACGAATTGCCATTAATAACAGAACTACCGCCAACACTCGCAGACACAAAGGTGAGAGTTGTTGTTGTCGCTTGAAATACCGCAGATGTATGTCGAAGATCGGCTGCCCCGTTAAAAGATAAAGGTATAATTTGCCTAGCCACTTTTGAGCCATCATGCTCAATATTTATATCCACGTTGTCTGTGGTTGCCGCCGTTAGAGCGGCCCTACCATGTAAGTCAACCTCATACCACTGACCAACAACTAAGTTTGAAAAGGTTAAATCACTCATAGTTGTATTTGTAGTTATATCTGCCGTTAAATATTTTATTTGGGTTTTCTTCGTCCCTCTATACTCACTATGCTTTGAAGTGTCTTGAACACTGGCTATAGATAGGTAATGATTTATAGAGTTAAATAAAGTAAAGCCTGTATCACTTCTAATCCCGACTACTTGATCTTTCTCTAAGTATTTCTCTGCATGAAAAGTTTTTATAGTGGTTGCTGTTGGATTGTTAGATACAGGTATATCTATTGTTCCATCAATATAAAGATACATAGTTGCGGCTTGGCTCGCGGTAGTCCCCACCGCTCCTGTAAATACATACTTGCCATCAGCAGGGACAGTAAACTGGGAACCACTCCACGCACCTAGTTCGTCACTTACTTCAGTAAAATCAAGATTGGTAGTACTGGCTGTGATTGATGTCCCGCCGTTTCCTGAGCCGCGCACATCAACATTCTTATAATCAACCGCAGCACTAGAAAATAAAGCCCCTGACTTCCAGCCTTCTATTGGTACTGTAAATTTAAAACTTACATAATCCCCAGAGACAAAAGAAAAGGGACTTGTATTTGTTACTACAGATGCCCCGTCTGCTAGCACTCTTACTGTGTTACCTGGTTGATAAAAGAATACTTGCCCGTGTTGTCTATTTCCCGCTGTGCCAGAGTCGAATAGAAAAGCAGCACCTATAGAAGGTCTATCATTAGATTGACTTATCTTTGATTCATCGACTGTCTCATCTAATGTTAAATCAAGAACTGTAGTACTTGCTGGTGTCCCCGTTAATTGGACCGTAACTTCATACTCTGCCGAGTCACCTACCCTTCTTTTTTTCGCCGATACTGTGCTGTTCGTCCAGCTATCTGTTACCGTGGCAGTCTCCCACTCACTTCCAATAAACCCAGGAACTAGTTCGTCTGGCGCAAGCTTTGTTCTATCAACGTAAACGTCATAAGCTGTGGCATTGGTACTCGCCACGTGAAAGATAAACCTTAAGTTCGTGTCAGAACTTGTGGCATTTAATAAACATTTATAATCAGAACCGTCATCGGCTTTCAGTAATTCATTTGTTGGTGGACCTGTTCCAATAACTGTCGTTCCAACACATTGATGTATCTCATTTGAGCCTATCAAATAATACCAAATAGTAACGTCACCACTGGCATAATTGGTACTGGTTTCATAACTAAATGAAGCGACCATTGTATTAGGTCCGACTTTTTCCAACCTGTAAAAGTTATCTGAAGCAATGGCAAAGCCTTCACCTTGAGCATCATTGGCTGACTTTGCAATCTTATAACTGGCGTCACCTGATAGTTGAACTGAAGTCTCACTTGATACCGTTAAGTAGTCAACCGTTCCACCTGTACCATCCACAGGGTTCGCAGCCCCGTCGTCATAAGTAGTTACGTTTGAAGTGTCATCTGCTTCAAAGTCTGGAAAGTAAGTGATACCACCAAGACCGGAGCCACCGCCAGCCCCTATTGCTGTTTCTGTTCCAGAACTATTAAGCACATACAATGTGTCATCGTTCTTTGCATAAACTTTTACGTTGCCAGAGGAAGGATTACTTGGTGTCGTCTCATGGCTTAAAGTCATTGGATCTGTTAGTATTAAACCATCAAAAGTAGGCGTATCAGTTGTCACTAGACTTTGGTCTAGTACACCTAAATATCCCCACTGTGTGTTGGAGATTGTCACCGAATCAATGTTTTCAATTTGATCTGCTTCAGCACTTGTAATGTCACCAAGAATAGAATCAAGGCTATCTAAAATAACACCGTCCGCTGCAACATCTCTACCATCTATGGTCCCAGTTGTAGTTGTGTTTCCAGTAATTGCTAAGTCACTTGTAGGCGTTAACGCTATATTACCGCTTGTAGAACTTATTGTGTTGCCATTTATATTTATGTTATCTACCTGTAGTTCTGGCAGTTGAGATACACCCCAAGCCGCCACACTGGTAAACAGTACTATTAATATGATATGTATTGCCCGTCTCATTATGCCTCCAAAACCATTCTTTTAAATTTAATCGTACCTGAAAAACCAGTCCCACCAAGAGTACCTAAAGCAAGCTTAACTTGTCCAGCATCAATCGTGAAATCTGCCTGGAAAATGTCACCCTCAAATAAACTCTTGTGTACCGAGTATGCACTTCCATTGTAATGACCTACCACATGGCCTGTTAAAAACTTAGTGCCAGCAGTTGATGTAACCTTCACTTCTACAAACCACCTTGCACTTGTTTCAGTTGAACTATCCATCGTCATACCAGTTACATTGGTAGCTGATTGACCATCGGTTAAAGTATCCGATTCTTTGTCCCCGTACCCTGCACCAATTTCCACATCCTCAACTTCTTCCAGTAATTCCGCTGGAGTCCAGAACTTCATTCCGTCAGTTCCGTCAAATCCCCAAATACCATTCTCAGGTATGGTTACAGGTAAAGTCATATTGGCTTCACTCTTTTGTTCCGTGATAGAAAGCCTTGGAACCCTGGTTAAGATCTCATTCAACTGCTGAATCATCGCAATCGCTCTATCGTACGCAAGTTCTAGGGCCGCTGGGCTATAGTTGCCAGCATTTGTAAGATCAAGAGGCTGGGTTAAAGGTAGCTCCCTAATCACAATAACCTTATCCGTGCTTGCAGGTGCGGTATTAAACTCCACGTCCGTGTGGAACGAGGAGGCGTCCGGTGCCCCTGTTAAAGTATAGTCTTGAAGTGCGCCTTCTGTTTGAAGTGCCTCAGTGATTGCAGTAGGAGTTGACTCGTCCCTGATGTAAACCTTTACTTCGGCTGAATCATCTACAACATTGGCGTGAGGGATAGCAAATGTAGTATTTGCACCGTCGCCAACATAAGTAGCTTTAACTGTTAAATTACTTATAGACATTTACTATCTCCCTTGAACTTTAAGTCTAAATTTACGTTCCATTCTCTTAAATTCTTCCTCAACTCCCTCGATCTCAGACATCATCTTTTTCTTCGCAAGACTTCTATACTGCTTACCTACTTGGTATATCATTGCTTTTCTTGCAAGATCAGTAGGAGCGTTTTTGTATGCAAAGCTATCTATTAATTTAGATAAAGATTGCTTAAGAGTAGGTCCACCAAGGCCGATTCCAGCACTTAATTTAACTAGTTTATGGTACTGTTTAGCATCTAATTCATACTTAAATACACCCTCTTGGGCCTTAGAAGTAATCCCTGTACTACCTACAACCATACCGAAGTTTACAATTCGATCTGGCATTGAAAGCAGTTCTCTAAAAGGTTCTGCTGCATCTGTAAATTCATCTGGTGCCAGCCTATAAAGTTCTTTATAAACAGGGTCCATGTTCTCATTAGTTAGATCATGTCTAAAAAATGGTAGCGCGTGTTCAACCTTAACGCCAGGAGGATAAGCTACCTCATCACCAAGTACGTTTAGTAATGGTGGCATATCTTTACCTAGACCTATTGTATCTAAGGCTTTATTGAAAACCTCGTCCCAGGCTTTCATAATACCCTTGGCCTTTGATTTAGTGTCACGTTTTATAGGATCAGATGCTACTGTACCAGTTTTTGTAGCTTCTTTAACTAACCCACCCATAGGGATAAAACCAGTTAAACTTAAAGGTACGTTGCCAGGCTTAGGGTCAGATAAGAACCTTGCAAGATCACCAAAGTTATTTAATGGTCCTTCAGGTATCATTAAATCTTTAACTAAAATTGCAGCCGCTCCTACTAACTCTTCATGGTCTGTGAAGTTGTCGTCTCTTACATAACCTGAAATCTCCGCAAGATCAGCGCCTATTCCAAGTAGAGTTCCCAAAGGATCTAACCTGTCATACTTAACTGGCTTATCTCGACCTGGGATATTTAATACGTATTCACCGTACCTAGAATCTCCAGTTAATTTCTTTTTAAACTTTCTTGAAGCAGCATTCCCACCAGTCATGTGACCTTGGTGAGTTAAAAAGGCCGCAGCTCCTAGTACCGAAGTACCCATTATTGTCTTGGAGATTGCTTCAGCCCTTGCCGCACCACCAGACGCAAATCCTGCTCTAATCTTAGGGCTAAGTAAGTTAATTCCAGGTACTCTTTGTACCGAGAAGTCCGCAAGGTTAGTTGCTGTTCTTACGAAAGGAACTGTTACGTTTACCACAGGTATTCTAGATAAACCCTTTTCAAAGTAATTAAGCACTTCACCAACATTTAAGTCATCAGTTCCTATAATAGGTACTTCACTTGCTCTAGCTCCAAATGCTGCTCTACTTGCAGCGCCTTCAACTGTATTAATTAACTCTGGCGTAGGGTTAGCAATAAGCTTTGACATATGTTGAGAAAACTCTTCAGTACCCTCTTTCAAACCTGCTTCTACAGCATCCCTATAAACCAACTGGTTCATTGTAGATCGTTTAGCCACAGTCCTTGAAAAAGCATCCACCGCTTGAAGTCTACCCTGCCCACTTATTAAGTTACCTGTCGTATGAACTACTTTATTCCAAGCAGAACCCGTCTCTCCGGCTAAACCTAAACTCTCCATAGTGTCAGTAAATACTCTCTTAGTGTCAGTAAATCTTTGCTTAGTAATATCTGTAGGTAACTTTGAGTGAACAAAGAAGTCTTTTGTATTTGTTAAACCTTCGATAAATGAAGTTGGTATTGCACGAGCTGCTGAAACTACTTCACCAACGCTTGCGCCTTTTATGAAAGGTGATATCATACCCTGTATTGCCAGTTCTCCAGATCTTACAACACCGTATGATGCGTTACCTACCATTGCTGTTTTAGTAGTACCAAGACCTGCAATTAAGTTTGATAAGTAATAACCTTGGAATTTCTTAGATAATGTATCAAGTCTACCTTGCCCCATTGCTCTAATCGCGTTCCGTAAGTCAGCAGGTTTTTTTAATTTCCTAATCTTATCCATCTCTTTCACAAGATCAACAGCGTTATCTTTCCCCACCACTTTCATATATTGGTTTAAATACTCTCTTCTTAAGTCAGAGAGTTCCATTGTGTCAGTGACTTTAGCGATGTTCAAGGCTCTACCAATTTCAGAGAAAGTAGAGTTCCTACCCATCATTGCAACCTGAGCTTCCTGCATTTTAAGTACAGCCGCTTGCAGGTTTATGTCGTCACCATCAAAGTTCTTAATGTTTTCCATGAAGTCTACAACTTCATTCACCTTAGCTCTAGTGAAAATGTCTACGGCTCTAATCTCTTCAGCATTTAAAACTTCACCTGGAGTATGTGACCTTTGTAGAACTTCATTAAATTTCTTTTTATTCGCCAGTATCCCAACTGCACGTAATGTAGTTTCTTCCTGCGGTATTTCACCACGTTTTGCAAGAGCTGTTATCTTCTTGATCTCAGCGTGTTTAGAAGTTTCCAGGAAAGCTGCCTCTAACTCTTCTAAAGAATTAGCTCCTTGTATTGTCTCCAAGTCTTTTGCATTAAAGTCCGAAGGCTCATACAAAGCTTTAAGAACTTCATCTTCCTCTGGAGTAACTGGTTTAGCTTCTACCTTTGGTTTAGCCGTTTCCTTTGAAGGTATAGCGTCACCAACAGCACTTTCTTCAACCGCAGGAATACCAGTCTTTTGAGCAGCTTTTAGCTTACGCCCTTTTCTAACCATATTAAAAGACTTAGCAACAGCAGTTCCAAGTCCTGCCAGTCCTGCATCAACCAATAAACTCTCTACAGAGTTTTTAACCCTAGACTCAAAAGCCTCATCGTCTTCATCAGAAAGTAACCAGCTTGGCACTAGCGGTGAAAGCATAGGCACTTCATTGGCGAAGTCTGCCACACGTTTCTCATCAGGGTCCATTAAGACACCGTTAATGGCAGCAGAACCAGCTAAAGCTTTACTTGCTTTGATAGCCTTAGAACCACCTGTAACTATCTTTGAAAGACCTGCATAAGGCATAACATAACTAACAACACCACGTACCACGTTGTCTACAGGGTTAGCACTTGGAGGAATAATCTTCTCCGCAAAAGTTGTAGCCTTACCAGGCTCAAAAACATCACCTTCGCCAATTCCCATTTCAGCCAGCCAATTCTCTCCCCAGTCTAAAATATCGTGAGTTGTGTTTATTAAGTCTTGGCCTATGTCCAAAACTCCACCTGCGGCTTGCTTCACAGTCTCAGTACTTACTTCACCTTCCTGCGCTCTAACATCTGCTTGCATTACATCTAGAAAGTTCTGGCCTTCAGATTCTCTTTCTTGCCTGACCTGTGATTCAGTCTTCACTTCTGGAGCTGTAGTAACATCTCCTGTGTCAGCTTCATTGGCTAGTCTTAGTAACTCTTGATCTGTAACATCAGCCATTATTTACCTTCCTCTACCTTATCTAATCGAATAAGTTCCTCTAGGGATTTCTTCTCGTTTTCTCTTCTAATAAACTCAGGGATAGCTTTAAGAATATCTCTAGCTCTGTTCTTATCGTCCCTTGATTTTAACTTACCGCCCTTAATATCGTCTACGATCTTTCTTTTGATTAACTCTACCTTTTGAGCATCGTCTTGAGCATCCAAAGGAATATGAGGAATAATTACCTTTGGTGTTAAACCAGAAGCAATCAAAGCTTTTCGCATAGCCTTTGTAGGACGCATACCCTTGTCGATATTAACTGCGTAAAGTTCTCTAACTCCAGCTACTCTGGCTAAGTTCTTACCCTTATAAAAAGCACCAGTTATATCAAATCCATCAGGCGTAACCGTCGCATTAAGTAAAGACTCAGCAGCCTTCTTATCAATCGCAAAAGACTTATCACTTGTCGATTTCTTAGAATTAGCTCTAAGCCTATTAAGGAGAGTTACCGCATCTCTTGGGTCAAGTTCCCTATTACCAATAGCAGCGTTTATATCTGCCATCAGGCTTTTCATGTCACGTCCTTTATAAATCCTTTCCTGAAAATCATAAAAGACTTCATCTTGTACTTGCTTGCGCTCAGGATCTTTAAAAGACTTTACTATATTTCTAATTTCTTTTGTAGCAAGAGTCGGATTAGCTTGGAATACAGACTGTACCTCTGCTTCAACTTCAGCTATCGTCTGCAAGTCATCGCCAGCTTCAATCAACTTATTCATTACAGCACTTGAAAAGTCTTCACGCTGATCTTGCAATGCTTGTTTCTGTTGAGTACGTTCCCTCTGATCTCGTGTGTAATTAATATTAGCAACCTGTTGTTGCTGATTAATAATGTCTTTCACCAACGATGTTTTTTGCTTGGGGGAAAAGTTATCACTATTCATTACATGTTCAGTAGCACTCTGGTAGTTACCCTTTAAGGCATGGCCTTGGGCTATTGCCAAGTCTGCACTTTCATTAAACTCAGATTCTACCTTTGCTCTAGTCTCAGGATCTAAACCTAACGCATCCACATAGTCAGTAAACCTATTCCTAGCTTCATCAATGGAAGATGCTTCTGGGTTAGCCATCATTGTAGTAGTCATCGAGTCCCTAAAGTCCTCAACTCTTTTAGCTTTATGGGCAGCATCGAAGCCTATCATATTACTATAAACTTTCTTGGTAAACCCGTTTGAAACGTCTAAAGAAATACGTCTAGCCACACGTTTATTTAAACCGTCGTCCATTCCCTCAATCTGTTCGTTAAAACCGCTTGAGTGTTCTTTGTATAACGCCAGCATATTACTGCCATCGTCTTCAAGTCTCTTGTCTTGACGTGCTTTAAACATAGCCTCTTGGTAAACCTGCTCGGCTCTAACTCTAACTTCATGTTCAAATAATTTGTTGTCTACTTTATTTTTCTTTTCAAAGTAGTTACCCAAGGCTCCAGATAAGTTACCAAGGGCTGCACCTGCTCTAGCTATATTTTCGCCTTCACGTCTTGCAGCTCCAGGACTCTCGCCCTGAACTGGTGAAGCTTGTGATAATCTTTGACCTTCTCTTCTAGTAGGTATTCTAGCCATTATAAACCTGCCTTTTTCACCGCGCTGTTGCTTCCACTGAAGAATACATCTGGACTTTTACTTGAAGCCTCTGGGTTACTTCTTCCGGCTACTGAAGCCCCTACGTTAGCCACTGTTGAAATAACATCGAAGAAGTTACTGCTTCTAGCTCTATCTGCATTTCTAAGTGACTCATCAGCTTTCATGCCAGCTAATTTTGTACGCAACTTACCTTGCTCTAGGATAGCTCCTTCTTCTTGTCTAACTGATCTCTTAGTCTCAGTCAATGAACGCAGAATACTTCCAGATAAATCAACGCCAGCTTTTGTGTAAGCACTTACTTGGTCGCCAAAGAAAGCTTCAGACTCCCTCTGGAAAATATCTAATTCACGTCTAGTTGCAAGCTGTGAAATCTTTTGCTGTTCACGAAAGAACTCAGCGTTTCTTTCGTGAGCCTCTGCTTCAGCTTGGTTAGCCCTAATCTTTCCTATTATCTGAACACCGCCAGATATTAACATCGCTGCCGTAAACGGGTCCACTACAAACCTCCATTATTCATAAGCTATACCTCTTGCAACAATACATGTAATGTTACATGGTAAAGGATCAGAACCCTTGAATACAACTGTTTCATTTAGTCCATAATCTCCATCTAAGTAAATCTCTTTGTCGTCCGTCACAAGCGCGATAGGGTCAGCAAGAGGAGTATCAGCGTCACGAAATATAATAGAATCAACATCATCTGCTGTAGGGCCAGCGTTGCAAGCCGCAGTTCCTTCAAATCTTGCCACAATCCTGTCAAGCCTCGTTGTTTCTCCCTGTCTTGTTCCAATTGCCCCTCCAAAATTAATTGCTAAAGGCTCTAGTAAATGCTCGTAAGAAAGGCCCACTATAACAGTAGAATACGTATCATCAAGAGTTATACTTCCAGATGAAACTGTTTTATCACTCTGCACCAATCCATCCGCAAGTACCTTAACCGTTTGTCCCTCTAAATAATCAAGACCTCTTATCGTAGTAGACGCTCCCTGATACTCGTACCACTCGTAGTCCGCTGTGTGCTGGACACTATCGAATATAACAAGGTTAGCTCCTCTTGCATTTAAAGCAGGAGTTGCAGCATTGTATGCCGCTCCCATTCTAATAAGGTCTATACTTGTATCTCTAGTCCCTGTTGCAGCAAAGGTTGTACCTAACTGCTTGCCGTTAACAAAGAGTCTTGTCGCACCATTGGTTAAGTCGTAATTTAATTCAAAGTGATATGGGGTCCCGCCATTCAAGTATCCAGATGGAGCGCTTTCGCCAATATCAATTCCAGATAATGTAGAGTTAATCACTGAACTACCTGTAGAATCAAAAATGATAATCCCGATAGAATCATCAGCTTCCCAAGAAACCTGAATTAAGTTGTCGATGTCACTAGCCGCTTTACAGATAGATACCATTGTTTGCTTAGTACCTCTTTTACTAGGCCACCAGTCCCAACGTATGCAACCTACTTGAGCGGAGTCAGCATTATCTGTACCATCCCAGTCAATATAGCTTGCACTACCGTCATCAAACTGTGCCTTATCTCTGGCGTAAGTTATAGTACCTGTTTCAGTACCCGTACCAGTTCCATCAGAAGTATCAGCGTCGGCATCAGATCTTAAGCTAGCATAGAAAGTAGCAGGACCAGAAGTTCTAAACATTTTAGCAGCGTCCATATACACAGGCTGTCTGTACCTAGCATCAACATCAGGGTGAAGAGACTCCTCAAAGAAATCATTCCCAAGTTTTTCCCAAAATACAACCTCCGTACTATCCACTGTTCTTTTCACCAGTAAGTGAAGTTCATCATATGTACCATCTTTTGAAGGAACGCTTGCAGCACTTAATACCTTTGGTATGTCTGAAGACAGTACACCACCAAGTTCATGTCTGTGCCAAGCTTTTACGTCACCTTCCTCCGCTACTGTGCAAGAGTAAAGATAGCCGTTGTTGTCCCAAGCCCATAAAAGCTTGTTGTCTAAACGCTGTTCAGTAATGCCCTTTATCTTTGGAGCAGAAGGGCTTGTGTAAATACTTAAACTTTTCTTTGTTATATGCTCCGCTATGAAAGTAAGATCTGTGGAAGTGTATCCTCTGATCTGCTCAATGTACTTCATATCTCTTATTTTTCTAAAGCCACGTTGAACAAAAATAGGCGTGTTATCTACAACCGCTGGCTGAACATACTCAGAACCATTGTTGGAATAAGGACTAACTGAAACAGTACCTATTCCTAAACCGCTTGCAGCGTATTCACGTCCTCTACTTCCAAATAAAAGATCTCCTCTTCCGGCTACTAGCCAGTTGATCTCATTCACCTTATCCGAAGCTACTGTCACAATCTGTGGGTCGTCTTCTGTTAAAGCTTCGCCAGGGTCGATAACGTCATCGTTATTCATTTCAAAAACATCACCAAGTTGTGAAGTCCATAAAGTATCTGGTTGTGATTCGTTACCGCCAAATACGAGTCTTCCTTGCCAGAAAGAAACTGTTCTAGGCCATCCTCTGTAGTCAGACCAAGCGCACTCATACCATTGTGTACTGCCTGATGTAAAAGCCGCAGCACATGCTTGGATAATTTCTACTGTCACCGAAGTAGCAGAACTATACGCAGTTACTATGGCATAACCAATCGTACCGCTATCTTGAAAAGCAAACATAGTTCCAACGTGAAGTGCATTAAAAACATCATCGCTTGCAGTTAGTGTTCTACCTGTCCCAACTGTGACAGCACTTAAAGTTAATGTTGTATCAGACGTGTTCTGATCTCTGAAAGGTGCGCCGTTTGCTGTTATCTTCCCTGAGAAGTTTACCGGAGTAGTCGAAACATACTCGTTAGCTGTAAACTCATTCACGCCAGTTCTTACAAAGTAAAAAGGCGGCATGTCCTTATGTGCGAAAATCATTACGTCACCAGACTGGTCGTACTGTATTTCTTTTATCTTATCCGCATCTTGCAGTACCGTAGTAGTATTTGCACTACTTGAGAATACTGTATCACCAATCCCTAATGCTACAGGGTGAAATGTCTCGTCTTTCACATTGTAAACATAGAATAAATGCTGGTTTAGACCATCAAAGTAATCTGCTGTAAGGAGTATTAAATATGACTCTTCCTCTGAAACAACAAAAGGAATCAACCTCATACTATCAGATAGAGCTAGAATATCCCCTGTGTTTGATGTAGTCTCGTTTCCTGTTGAGTACTCATCAGTTACAAACTGACTTCCTACCCTGCGACGTGCCCCACCTTGAGGGACAACAATCATATTCTTAATATTCTTGCAAGCACGTCTGTAAATCTCTGAATCAGTTCTTCCGTAAATACGAGGACTAACTTCGCCATTTACAAAGTTGTTGATTATGTCATTAAACCTAGCCATGTCTACGCCCTTATATCAGTCCACTCATTAGCTTCCACTTCTTCTAGTGAATTCTCTTGAGCGTCGAATGATCTAGCTTCCGCTACCTCTGCTTTATAAAGAGCCATCATGTCTCGCATTAACGCCCTTGATTGCACTAAAGGATACGCAAGATCTGCTGCAAGCATATACGCAAGCGCTTCTTCAAAGTCAGTTGCAAATAATGTTGTGTCTGTCACATCTTTTATGTAACGAACTTTAACAGAACTAGAGTTACATAATAGAACTTTGTTCCCGTCTGTGTTCTGCTCTATTACCCAATTAGAACCTTCTATCAAATCTGTTTCCAGGATTCGTAAAATGTCACTAGGCAAAAGGAACTCATTCGTAAAACCAAACGAAGGAGTATTCGCGGTGGCAGCCAGCGACTTCCTAAATATTGCAAAATTCCACAGATGACTTCTGAGTAGTTTCTTTCGTAACTTGTCGTACTGCTCATTACATAAGCGAGCGGCCTTGGTGTCATCACTCAAGGCCGTAATAGTTTTAGCTCCGATTTTTATAAGAGCCGAGTTGCAAATCTCCACAGAACTTGTTGCCATCGGAGCCTCCTATTAAAAAATATTAGTCAAGAATGTAGTACATCTCAACAAAGATTGTTCCATCAGTTGTTGTAGCTTCTGGAATAGCAATCTGAACATCAACTTCCGCAGCGAACTTCTTACGAAATCCAGCGACAGCGTTAGTCATTGCAGTTCTGCTAATCGCATCAGCGTTAACATCAAGATCAGCGAAGAATCCGTCGTCGTCAGCAGCTTCTAAAACTGTACCGTTTTCGTCAACTTCTTCAGAGTCAGCCCAACCGATGTCTAAGTCACCAGTAGTACCAAGGTCGTCACTTGAAGCTAAACATTCAATTACTCTTGCACCTTTTGGTAACTTGAATAATTTTACGATAGCACTTGTTCCTAAAACATCACCAGATGGAATTGTGTACTCACCTGAAAGGTAGCGTAAACGTCCATGCTGAAGACTTACATCATTTCTTACTTGTGGTTCAGCAACATAACTATTGTTATACTCTGTTCCGTATAAATTTCCTGACAATGTAGCCATTTTGAAAATCTCCTATTTAAAATTAAAAATCTAAATTCTAAGGAAAGGGCCGAAGCCCTCACCTATTACTCAGCGCAAAGTCCGATAACAACTTTCTTCTCTTCCATACGAGTAGCACCAATTCCCATTGATACGTAAACTTGTGTAGAGTAAGACTTGTCAGCACGTCTTTCGATCTCTGCTTGCACATCGTCAGCAGTTGCCATAAGCAATCCGTCTTGTGCCCAGAAGATACAACGTCTTTGACCAACAACTGAACTTCCAGAACCAACAACACCTGTAGTAGTATTAGCACTTAAAGCATCAACTTGCGTATCTAACCTTTCTGTCATAACGAATTCAAAACCTAAGAAGGTATTGATCTCACCCATAACTAATGCACGAACTGTGTTGAAATCAGAACTAGTAACTTCAGTCTCAGAAAGTAAACTTTCAGACTGGCTAGAAGTGAAAGCACAGTATCTGCGGATTGATGGATCTACTTCGCCAGCATCTAAAATCTTCTTAGAGCCACGTAATAAACCTACGTTCATGTTAACAAAACCAGAGTTTACAGAAGCTAACTTCTGAGCGTTTGGTAATGTAACTTCAGTTGAACCTTCTTCTCCACCGTAAGCAGAACCGTTAGCAGCAGCGATGATCTCATCATCCTTCGCACGACCCATTGCCCACATTGCAGCCATAGCATAATCGCCAGCAGGGTTTTGAAGTAAACGACGAAGATCTTCCTTGTCGATTAAGTCAGCCCATTCGTAGTCACTTAAAGTAACTCTACGTCTAGAGTGAGGAGTGTCAATCTGTGGAGTATCGCTGTGACGAGATACTTTCTTCTGTGCAGTTACTGCACCAATTCTATCATAAAAAGCCGATTTACCACGTTGAGTTTCACGTCTTACTTTATCTTGTAAGCGAGAACCCTTCTGTTGTGATAAATGGAAAACTTCAGCACTATATTGCTTTACAAAAGCCGTAGTAATTTCTGTAGACATTATGTCCTCCAAAATCAAAGTTAATAAAATGTTTGTGGTTTCTCGCCTCGGAATTGTCCCTTGTAGGATTCACGCTTTTTATAGCCAGGATCTCAGCGACTAAGATTGTCCCTGAGTAAATAATACATACTCAGGGATCGGTGTCAACTTTAATTAGCTTGGATAAGCTATTTTGTAAAGATTCTGGACTTCTTTTTGAGCCGCTTGGTGGTTAGGGTGACTTGGGTTTCTATACGGGTGGTCCATATTCCCTTGTATATCACGCGCTTTTTGAAGTGCCTCTTCTGGAGACATAGAACTAAACTTAGCTCCACCGTGGCCTACAATCTTGTCTTCATCAAAAAACTTAGAAGCGCTTGCCAGCATTTTCATTACTGTTTTATTCTTCGCAAGACCTGACTCAACAAATTCTTTTCTCTCAGCTTCATTAGGAATAAGCTCTTTTAAAGCAATCCCAGACCTTTGTAGATTCTCGTCATAAGCCTGTCCCCATTCCTGGCGCAAATGCTGCTCGTCTTCTGCAAGCTGTGCCGTCATCTTAGCTTTATGAGCATCCACAACTTCAGTAGTATAATCACGATACCACTTGAAAACTTGCTCTGCTTGGTGAGGTAATACACCAGCTTCGTGAGATGCCTTAGTAAAGTTCTTAACGAAATCGTCATCGCCCTCTACACCTTCAGGAAGACCAAACTTATAGTCCTCAAGTTTCTCAGATAGACCAAGTTTAAACATTACCTGTCTGTAGTCTTCAGAACTTGCATGCTGGTCTGGCACTACAATCTTATCTTTACCGATACTCTTTTGAGCATGAACGTAAGACTTAGCTAAACCTTCTAAAGAAGTAACAGTCTTAAATGCGTCAGCATCTCTTAAGTCTTCAGGTAACGCTGCTTTCACAGTATCCCAACTTGGCAGTTCCGTTCCACCTGTTGAACCGCCGCCGTCGCCGCCTTCAGTCCCGTCGCTAGCCTCATCCATTACCATTGGATTCATTAATCTCCAATAATCAAACATTGTCTTCCTCGCTTTCTTTTTCTAGTTGCTTAATATCTTTCTTCATAAACTCTTGTATCTGTAAATAAACAGATCTTTGACCTTCATTAAAACTCGTGCCATGAGGGTCATTAGGGACAAAACTAATCTTATCCCCGTACATATGCTTAAACCAGTCAAGAATAACCTCTCCATTCTTTCCTGTAAATACTTGCTGGAACATACTCACTAGCTCCAGCTCTGTGTATCTCTTCATTACGACTCCGCTTGTTGTGCTTGCTGAATTGCAGGACTCATTTTCTGCACAGCCTCGGCATTGTCAAGACCTTGTTGTCTTTCTCTAGCCTCTTGCTGCGCTTGGGCACGAGATTCCCTGATTGCCTCTATCTCTTCTTTTCTTCGAAGAACAGTTTGGCTCGCACCGTAGTTTATCCAGTTCTCACGTACAACCTTCTCAACGTCGATAATATCAAACGCTTGAGGACTCTGCTCTAAGAACGGGGCACTTGCTTGGAAAGCTCTAAGAGTATTGTTACCCTCATCGACTCTCTGCGCTCTTGCAATAGTAGACGAGTATTTAGGAACAAGGTCAGCACCTCTTAATAACTCTGGTGGCTCTCCGATTAAATCTTTCTTAACCATAATATCGAATAGTCTTTCAATTAATGGTGCCAAGAACTCTGATTGTTGGCGGCCTAGCATAGGACCAAGTAAACGCATACGCTCCTCAGTTCTACGGTTAACCTCAGTTGCCGTCATCTGTGGACCTTCTCTTAACTGTAGTTGATCTACAAAGAAAGATTCTCTAATTCTAAATTGACGATCTCTTGTTATTTCCACACCAATGTCTAAACGTGTGTCGTTAAAGACAGGCTGAATACGATCATTAGTACCAGCTCTGTAGTACAAGATAGCCCCTGGAGTTGTTCTTTTAGGTCTAACAAATCCGTCATCCGGTGCTTGCAATGGAGGATCTACTGTTTTTTGAGCGCCTTTCAATACCGCAAGCGACATCGCGTTTAACGTCTTAGCTTCAGGTAAAGCGTTCATTCCAGGGCTTCTACCGTATGTTTCACCAGTTGCTTTAGTCCAGCGTGGAACCATATAAGGGAAAGTTCTAAAACCACCCACATGAATTTCTTTCTTCTCCAGCTCTAAAATGTACTGGGAAGTATATGGTTGTTTAGCTTTCTCTCTGAAGTCACTCTTGTAAACAGCGTGGTAAACAATGAACTTATCATTCTTACCCTTTTCAAAAGCCCTTGCAACACTTCTACCTAGCTTCTCTTCAACCTTCTCTAAATCTTCAGCATCGTTAGGAGCAAACTCTTGTACCAGCTTTCTAGCAGTCCACTTGAACTTTCTATAAACCTCGTCAATGAATCCCTTGTTTCCTTCAACCGCAAACATCTCGGCAATGTGATTGGCATGAAACCTAACAACTGTTTCATCGTCTTCATCCATGTGCATGAAAGCAGTACCAAGTACCACTTCATCTAAGTACACTTCGTGAACTTCTGTTTGGAAGTTGGAGTTATTTAGAATGTTATGCATACGCTTTGTTAAGCCTTGCAAGTAAATACGCACATCATCGTTGGCATCTAGATTTTCATTACCAGTCGTTAGTTCAAACCACTGCTGGGAAGGGTTAGTTAATAAACCATGTAATGCACCTGCAAGCAGCTCAGCCGAGTTCATCGCGGTGTTATCGTAAAGTTCGATACCCTTTTTTCTTCCCTTAACTTCATCAGTACGGATAATGTCATTCTTTCTAGGTAACATCATATCAGTTAAGTCTTGCCAGTGAGTTTCCCACACTGATCTTTCAGACTTTAACGTCTGCATCATTTGAATAATTTGCTCAGGGGTCATCTTCATAGCCATAGCTACACTCCTAAATTAGAAACACTATCCACGAAACGAGTTTGTTTCTGACCTGGCTTGTCTCTGGTTATCTGTAAAAATTCTTCTGTTGCTTGTCTTGCTTTAAACTTAGAGCCAATTCCCTCTTTTGCTTGAGAAAACGTACCGCTAATAGAACTAAACGCACCATCGTCTAAAACGCCAAGGGTATCAAATCGCTTCAACAACTCTCCCCTTGTTACTTCAGATATGGTCTGATCTTGCATTATCTCATTGAACAATGTTTTGTTCCTGCTTGCATTGGCAAGTATCTTAGCGTTTCTTTTCTTTTCATCAATCTGAGCGTCTGTCTCAAAAGTACCGTCAGTTATAAGGTTTTCACCTCTTTCAAATAAACCAAACGCTTGGTCAATTAAAGAGTCCTTTCCTACAAATACGCTTGCAGTATTCTCAGCAGCTTCAATTAAATCATCAAATATACCCATCACATTCCTCCGAATACATCGTAGTCAGTTTCTAATTGGTCTGGCAGAAAATCCCTGCCTTCTATCTCTTCCTCTGAGATAAGACCCATTGCATATGTTCTCATACTATCAGCGCCATGTGAAGCCCAATTGTGCCTTGGCCTACCTTTAAACACTCCCTCTTTAGCATCGAACACACGTTCATATGCTTGCAGGCAAGCTATTCCGTAACTACATTTGTGTTCATCAAACCAGAATGTACTAAAGATATTCCTAACCTCGTTAATCCCATCTTCAACAGAACTTCGTTTCACAACGATATAGTTATGCCTGTTAGGTACAAGGTTTAGCTTTTTCAATGTTTCAAGTCTTGTCTTCTTAGTTTCCAGGGATCTCACCATCACATCATGAGGCAGATAAGCAAATCTTAACATGTACCCTTTTTCATGAATCTCCGGCACAATCTCGTCAAAGCCTTTCCCAGAGCACTCATAGTAGTCAATAACCCTTCTTTCTCTTCCGATTGTTTGTATAAACCAAACCGCTGTGGAATCGTCAATGCCAAGGTCAAAAGAAATATCAACGGGATAACCAGACTCATATGGTACACGAGTAATACGGTTTTCCTTATTAACTCTAATAAATTGTCTTTTATAGTACGCACCTGCAAGCGCTGCCCCGAAATCACATAAAAACTCCTGGTTATATTCATCCTCGGTCATCGTGGAACGAGCCGCTTCTAGCTCTGATTTAGGCACAATCCCCGTCTCAGAAGCTTTATACATAGCTGCAAACCACTCAGAACCAGCTTTCTTCATAGCCTCTTTAGCAAATAAGTACATCTTCTGGAAAGCGTTAGCTCCCCTTGGTGTACCTATAAATATAGCCCAGCCCTTTCTATCTGAAAGCATCGGTCTAATAATCGTTCCCCAGACACTTCCTGACATAATCCCAAACTCATCGAGTATAACTCCATCGAGGTATAGACCTGCAAGCGTATCAGGATTCTCAGCGCCGAGTAACATAAACCGAATCCTATCATGCTCTCTTTGTATATCTACTCTAAGTTCTGATTCATTTATTGTAACGCCAGGGATTCCTCTAACAGCATCTTTCATTATCTGCCAAGCAACCCTCTTTGCTTGCCCGTATGTAGGCGCAAGGTACGCATACTGAGGATTGCGAAGCTTGCACCGCACACCTTGGTCTACCATTTCATTAATCGCAAAAACCGTTTTCCCAAAGCGGTCAGCGGCGATGAGCAACAATCACATTGAAACGCCTAAGCGCAATGTGTAGAGCTTCTTGGTGCGCTCTTGGATAATAACCTGTATAGATTATCTTTGATGTCATCACTTACCTCCTTCCAACGATCTTCTTTGTTTATCGTATGCCTGTCTCTTGGCTTTGCCGCCTCTGTTCCAGTAGTAATCCTTGCATCGTTGTTGTTCGCAGGTTTTACATTGTCTGGAATTATCAGACTTTCTAATTCTTGTATTCTCTTCAGTAAACTCGTGCCCATGCTTGCAATGTGTTACTGTGTTCTTCTTATCTCTTCTTTTAGCCATTTTGTCATCAACATTATCCTGGTTAGTCCCTATCGACAAATGTTTAGGGTTAACACAACTAGGATTATCACAACTATGCAATACACAGTATCCATCTGGTATCTTTCCTTCTATTTGTAGCAGGAACCTATGGGCTATATATAACTTACCTAAATAACTAAACTGCCCATATCCCTTTCTATTTTTCGCTGCTTGCCATTCCCAGCAACCATTTCTTTTCTTCGTGTACTTCTTATGAAAATCTTCTACTGTATTTTTCCTAGCCATTGTTCCTCCGTCGATGTGCATTTATACATGCTCATATACGATGGGTCAACATCTAGTGCATTTCCTCTCGTACTTCTTTGATATGTTTTTCCCCAAGGTATTCTTCCAACAACCCTGCAAAATCAATCTCAAAATCCCCAGCTAACTTTTCCCCACACGCAAGCAATGTTCTGACACAGCCTTCAGCGCATAATTCTGTTTCGTCAGTTGTCTTTAACTTAACCGTCATCTCGTCAAAGTCGGAACTAATCTCCGCTTGAATCTCAAACATCTCCATTATTTACCTCTCTTATCTTAGCTGTTTCATCTGTAAAATATCCCTCGTCTCCTGGACGACGTATCCCTGTTTCCAGTACAAAGGACGTGCTTGCAACTTTAGCATCAATCTGTTGCTTGTCACCATAGTCTTTCGGGTTGTAAACTTTTGCCGCCGTCTTGTAAATATCGGCTTTGGCTTTTGCCAGGTTTATCTCGTCTCGATCTGTACCAGCGCTCTCTACTGCTTGTATGGCCTTATCAAACATTATCTCGGCCCTGTCTTCTCGTGCTTGCTTCAAAGCTTCCTGGAACTCTGGGAATTCCTTGCGCCACTTGCATAACTGTGAATAAGACGGGTAATTGTTCATCTTGCATATGTCCGTGATTGTCTTTCCCTCGGTCACCATCTCGCAAATACGGTCCGCCAGCAATGGAGAATAAGGGAATGAGAAGCGCTTGCCTTGCAATTTACGCATATCTTCGCTGCTTGCGGTGCGCGGAATCCAAACAAGCTCGCCTTCTTCGTTCTTAACCTTGATATAACGGTCTTCTGTTGTTTCAACTGGATTGGGTGCTGCGTCAAGTTGGCGTGTTTCGCCAGTGTGGTAATTTATAGCCACTAATACGCCATCTTCATTGAGTGTTATGAACTCAGAATCCCCCAAAATTGTCTCCAGCTAAAAAGAAACCCTGGGACGACAAGCACGAGAGCCGCACACCAGGGTAAAGATAAACATGCTCAGGAATATTATTCCAAGATTAAGGACGATTGCAAGCGATTTCTTGTAAATGAGAATAATAATCACTCCCAGAGGACCGAGGCGCGAGTACCAGCGAAGAAAACAATGAAAAAAAAACTGGAGGCCCTCTGAGAGCTTGTTTTAAGTATAGGGGTACTTGGGCCAGGGTTGCCAGGGAAAAGAGCTGAGCGGCGCGTTTTTGTTTGAATTAGCATGGTTTGAGGGGTGGGTTGCCAGTGAGATTTGCGCGGTACGGGTCCGCGGAGTGGATTAGTGGGAATGGTGTCTTGCGTCATTTTATTTGGTGAAATTGGTTTTGGGGGAGAGGTCCGAGCTAATACGCCCATGCACCCTAGAAACTCTTGGGCCCTGGGTGGCCTTTTTCGTGCGCGAGCGCGTTACGCGTGCGCATTATGCGTGAACACGCGCGCAGGTTCCTACTTCCTAGGGCCAGAGCCTTATCCCTTTTTTACAATAGATGCCTATAAGTTATACACTGCAAGCGCCTTGTACTAAAGCACAGGGCACAAGGACCTTGGCATGATTCTAGCTACTACACAGGGCAACAACTAAACAAACAAAAAGGAACTATACATGATCTTACAAGCACCTATACACAAGGAGATTGCTAACACAGACTGGGACGTCACCAACAAGCGCAATATACCTAAGCACCCTTGTTACGATTGGGGTGTGTCACGGGCATCGTGTGCGATATGTATTTTCTCAAGTGACGATGAGATACGCATAGCCAAGGAGCGAGCGCCAAGCATCGTGACCAAGTACATACAAGCCGAGGCAAAGATCAAGCATAGTTTCAGATTTAAGAAAGCAACGAAAACCAAACCCGAGCGCAGGATAAGCGTGCTCGATATAATCATAGGGAGGAACCAATGAACCCAATGGATGCAATATTCTACTTTTACATAATCACGAGCCTATCAACCTGTGCCCTCATACTAGGCGCAAGTAACCAATACAACCAAGGAGACTAGAACCATGGACCAAGATCAGAAAACAGTACACAAGCTATTAGAGCGCTGCATAGACGCCAATGTTGAGATAGTATCATATGGCCTTGCGCCTAATCCTAATGGTTTCTGCTATGAGGTGCACGAGCCAAGGGCCAGTGATGAGATACTTGCAACGATTGACAAGGCGCTGGACCAGCTTTCACCAAATGATGTCCGAATCTTGCGAAGCTGGGTTTTTGGCTCGGAGTCTTGATGCGATGCGGTGGTTTTTATTTTGAAGAGGTGGAAAGGGAGCAGGGTTCGGCGGCTCGTTTCCAGGTTTACTCACGAACTCACGGTTTTCTTGATAAAAGACTTTAAAAAATTTTTCTATATATATTTATATACGTCTTTTTTATACTTATTTAATTATATATTTATATAATTGTTAAAGAGAAATAATGAGTAAATGAGTAAAACAGGCCAAACAACTGGAAATACTAATCAACTCAATCTCATTCTAGTACTCATTGCACACTCACCTAGGACCCTGAATCATGAGAAAAGCTCAAAGAATAAGCACACACTGCATTCAACGCAACACAAGCAACGCAACACACCTAGAGAAAAACACCTAATATGCTCACGACTGCTTTTTAATGCTCACTATTTGCACACCATTTTTGATGGACGTGAGATCATTTTTTGACCCTTGACACACAACGCATCCACTGGCAAAAAGGCACCACAAACCAACAAAAAATGGAGACAAACATGCAAAATGAAGAGAAATTGATTAATTTACTTGACGAAGCGGTGCGGATATTGAGCGACAAAGAAGACTTGAATTCAACAAAAAAGTTTCTATGGGTATTAGAAGACGCATGGAAAGATTGGCAAAACATAAAGCCTCGTTTAAAGGAAAATCTAAAATTTAGAGGCTCATACCCTTTAGAGGTACTAGAAAGCACATTAGACGATATAGACGAATCACTAACTAATATAAACGAGACACTAGTAAAAATAGCTGACTCACTGGAAAAGAAATAATTACAAACTTGGCACCTGGCGCTTGCACCGCGTGCCATTACACATTAAAGCTAAATAAACAAAAGGGAAGTATATGATTTACAAGACATTAAACCAAGAGGCTAAAAACTGGTGGTGGCACAAGGACCTTAGAAAGCGTGGTCAATTAAAAGAGGCTAGGTTCAGGGAGCAACGTCACATATTAAATAATGTTGAAAGTTTACGTGATGTTTTACAGTTTGGCGGTGCCTTGATGCTTGGTAACGCAGGCTGGAGCCTTAAGACTTGTGAACATCCTTCCAAGTATAGCGACAACTCAAGCACGTCCTCTGTATTGTCTGGTTACTATAACCACAATGACCAATGCTATTTTGAGCCTATATGCTTAAAGCTTGGCATTCCTATTATTGATACAAGGCAAATAGACAGGTTTAAAGCTTGCACGATGCCTTTACTTGGTAGCAAGCATCCATTGCCTTTTAACAATGTCCTTAACTGGGCCATTAAAAACGAATATAAACTAATAACCCATAACATAAAGGAAGTATAAATATGATTACACGAAAAGAATATATGGACAAAGAGTACACACACGAAGAGTATTACGGCCAGTTCGTAAACGATGCCATTATTAAAATAGTTGGCGATTCAATCGGGGTTGACCGGATCAAGGCCAGTACTGACAAGCATTTAAACGATATACCATTAAAAGAGTGGGATAACCTAGTGCCAGCAATGCACAGCTACGCGCGCAATACAAGGGGAGGGGAGACATGATTAAACAAAAAGAATGGAAAAACTTTGCAAGCAAAGATGAGACAAGGCCGCATTTACATTATGGGCACGTAATAGACGGAAAAATGTATATTACAGATGGACATAGGGCCTTGGTCCTAGAAACAGACCGCGTCGATTCAGTGGTAGACGTTGCAAGCGGACTTCAAATACTTGGCATTGAGTTATTTGAAGGTGGTAAAAAAGCAATACCAGAGTATAACGATAGTAATTCAACTATGATTGAAACAAAAATACCTGAGATGTTTGGTTTTTTAAAGACTACTGGTAAGGCTCGCCACTTGACTGTTTATTTGTCTGATGATGGCACTTGGTCGTTTGCGCCTTTAAAGACTGGTGAGAGTATTTCAACCATTGCTTTTAATCCTATTTATTTCAGGGAGATTGCAGGCTTTCACGTTGAGATAAGACTTAGAAAAGGCTCACCGGAAATATCCCCGGAAATATCCCCGGCTTATATGAAAATAGACGATAGTACGGAAATAATTGTAATGCCGAAAAGGTTTTAAGGGGATAGAAAATGAATAAATATAAAAGACAAGCTAAAGAGTTGAAAAGACTAAGAAATAAAGCTGGAAACTCACAACTAGCATTGGCAAAAGCTTGCGGTTATGATTCAGGTCAATACGTTTCAAATATCGAACGTGGGCTTTGCGGAGTCTCAAAAGAGATGCTTGCAAGTCTTAGCATTATAGGCTATGACGTTGATAAACTAATTATATGTATGGTTGACGACTATAAAGAGACGTTAGAGGTATTGGTAAAGAATGCCAAAGGATAAGATTATGTTAAGAGCTATTGAGCCTTTTTACTGGTTAGTAATAGGCTTTATGTTAGGACATTTAATAACAATATTTATTTTAGTAAACATACCTGTAGGGTATTAAGGGAGAAAAACATGAGTAAAATAGAGTTTACAAAGATTGAGTTTAGTTTCAAGGTATCAACTAAAGTTGAAGGCGAGTATTCAGTAAGGGAACGTGTAAAGAATACTTTTGAGATGCAAGTGCCAGAAGGCATATGTCCAAAAGCTTTCCTCCGCAAGGAATTTTGCAAGGTTTCTGAGATTGCATTGCAAGACCTGGACCTTGGGCCAGAATCTAGCATCGAGAGCCAGATAAAAGCGGTTTATAGGTTATTAAGGGAGATAAACATGAGTAAAATAGAGTTTACAAAGATTGAGTTTAGTTTCAAGGTATCAACTAAAGCTGAAGGCGAGTATTCCATGAGGGAACGTGTAAAGAATACTTTTGAGATGCAAGTGCCAGAGGGCGAGTGCCCAAAGGCTTTCCTTCGCAAGGAGTTTTTCAAGGTATCTGATATTGCAATGCAAGACTTGGACCTTGGTCCAGATACTAGCATCGAGAGTCAGATAAAAGCGGTTCAGGAGTCTTAAAACATAGTGGGCTGGCAACGGCTAGCTCACTTTTTAAAGGATACGTTATGATATTTAATTTTGACGACTTTCCCAATAATGAGCAGGAAAACGCCAAGCTTGCGGCTAAGTCCGCCAATGATAAGGTTAGAAAAGACGGCCACATGGTATATGGCAATGCTTTCCAGGAAAAGGGTAAGTTAATATTAAGTAATTTCACAGAAGTACAAAAAGAAACAGATACTCATTGCGCGGTATTAATGGGGCTTACTACTATGGGCACGTTGCCAGTAGTGAAAGCAAAGGTTGAAGTGGACGAAATAACCCAAGTGGATATTGATAGGGCCAGAATAGAAGCACTGGAGTCACAAAATAGGGCCTTGGAACACGAGAATAAAACAAAGAGGAAAAGATAATGGATATATTTGATGAATATGCACAAGCTAAAAGATCTGGACTAAGTAGGAATAAGACCGTGGTTTTGCCAGTAGAAGACACCGGGGAAAAGATTCGTGGTCCTAGACAAAGGACTAGTTTAGAAAAAGAGATTGAAAATGAGGACTATTTGTACTTGCTTGGCAAATATAAGGACCTTGAAAAGAATTATAAGCGCACCAATATATTGTACTGGCTAATTGTACTTATGGTTATTGTGGGCTGTAGTATCGCATCGTATTTAATCCTTAAAAAGCCTGAAATTGCTATTAAAGCCATTGAAAAGGCCAATGTTTACGCGACTCAAACACCGAGTGCTAGTGAAGCCTTGCGCCTATTCTTTGAAAAGCCACTGGATCCAGGTGAGGAGCGCAGCATTGCTATAAAAAGTACTTGTGGTGGTAAGGTTCAAGCCATAAACTATGGGGGTGATATAAAAAAACTTTAAATAGGAGAGACAATGGAAACTTTGAATCACGATATTAGATTAATCGTTCGCAAGATTGATAGTACAATTAGAAACATTCAAATGTCAGCATCTAGTGGAGTTGCTAACATCAACCAATTTGACTCTAATCGCATGGAATCTTACAGACAAGATATCCTACAGGCATTATCTCAAGCAATGGCTGAGCCAGAACTTGATATCAACAAATCTCACCCAGAGGTATTTGTCTTACCACCTGCACCTGAGTTTATTAAACTAACCAATGCAGATATGGAGCAAGCAACTGTTTTATATCTAATCCTTAGATATGAAATGATTAACTCTGAGAGTTCTAGACTTGCGTCTAAGTTTGAAGATCACGACATAAAAAAGTTTTTACCTGTGTTAACTAAGATCGAAAACTATGAGTACACTGGCCAAGGTGAAGACCGTCCAGAGACTAACCCAAGCGCTCCACTTCCTGCAAAAGGAAAGCTTGGAATACAGTAAGAAATAGCAATATTTTAAGTAATAAGAAAGCCTCTTAATCGGGGCTTTTTTTGTATCTGGGGGGAAAATGAGGACATTACAACAAGAGTTAGGCGATATAGTATTGTATAGATTAAAACATTTTAACTATAATAAAGCTGCAACCGCAAGATCACTGGACATTAGTTCGGCTACGCTATACAGGTATATCCAAAGGTTTGAAAAACAAAGAATCGAAGACGAAAGAAAAGGTACTTTACCAAAGGGTATTCTACCAATAGGAGAGAGATAATGGCTGGCAATATCACGTTAGACGATGTTACTAAAGTAAACCATGATACTTACAAACAAATAACAGGTACAGACCTTGGTACTGACAAGCGGGGCCTTGATCTTTTTCCTAGAGATGCCTCAAAAGAGATAGTCAAAGGGAACGTTGAAGGGCAATCATTCACTACTATTTTCGGGCATAATCCCGAAGTTGGAACAACTGAAGAGACTGTGTGGCCTGAAGGTGGCTTATATACTTGGCCTGCGTCAGCGGCTCAACTAACAGTTTCCTCAAGTAGTGCTAACGATGTGGCTGGGGGCAGTGGCCTGACTATGGTTCTAATTATTGGCCTTGATGCTGACTATGCCGAGATACAAGAGTTTATAATGTTAAACGGGCAAACAGGAGTCACCACAGTTAATTCATATTTGAGAGTTAATCAAATGGTAGGTATTACGGCTGGCTCAACTGGGTATAATGAAGGGGCTGTATATATTGGTAGTGGTGTAATTACAAATGGTAAACCTGCAAGCATTGTGAACATGATAGAAGTAGGGGCAAATTTAAACGCCACTGGCTTTTTCACAATCCCAGCAGGCAAGACAGGACTTGCGGAGCAAGCTTTCTATGACGGCCAGGCCTCAAAAGAACTTGTAATGAACTCTTACACTAGATCTTTCGGTGGATTATTCCTTAGAATTGCATCTTTCAACTTATCAAGTTCAGTAGCTAATCTACTTGGCATAACTTCACCTGGTACTTTTACTGAAAAGTCTGATATTGAGTTTAGAGGAATCATTGACACTCAAACTGGCGACTTAAAAATAGCTATAACATTTTTATTAATAGATAACTAAGGAGTTTCAAATGCACATAACGCCAAATATACCGAAAATTGTTTCATGCTCTTCTGATAGTGGAACTGAAACGTGTACTCTAGTTGATGCCAACGGAGTTGAGTACGTAATGCAAGCGCCAGATACAAGTACGTTTAATCTTTGGGTTACAGTATTAGACAACTACGTAAACGGATTAACATAAGGGAAGTCATGAGCCTAGAAAAGAATTGTTACAAAGTAAGACTTAAGTTTAAAGATGAGTATGGAACACATGAGACATATGTAGGTGCCGACAATGAGCATGATGCTTTCATGCAAGCGGTATCCAATCACACTAAGTACCATGATCTTAAAGTTGTGGAATCTTGGGACGCGGTCCGAGAAGAGGGTACGTACAGAGAATTTTTAGATGAGCGTAACTCAAGGTATTTTGACTAAAAAGGGCGGCCCTGCAACTACTTACGTAGACAACAGGGCCTTACATGATTCACGACTTGGGACGTGGTGACATGGAATCTATTTGACTAACTTCAAATAATCAACAAAATAATCACTTCAGCAATATTTATTATTCAAAAAGAGGGGCAGTAAGTGATTCAGATTCTGGGGTTGAGGGATTATTTTAACAGCAAAAAGAATAAGACTGAGAAAACACACAAGTTTTTCAGCGAAGGCTGGCAAGCACCAAGTGTAGTCGCTTTGATGCGTGACCCTGAAAAGTATATTGCGCAAGTCCCCGAAGAGTATCGCTGGAACCTCTACTTCACGGTGGCTAATTGCCACGGTAAAAAAGAGAGGGACTTTAACTACCAAACAGTCCTTCCAATCGACATAGATCATATAGATGTTACCAAACAGGAAGAAACGGCTCGCGCTGCGTGCGATGCCATTGGCCTAAGCTATAATTTCACTGGCGTACTGTTCTCTGGTAACGGTCTCCAGCTATTTGTATTATTAGATGAGAGTATCTCTTCACCAAAGTATTTTAATGAATATAGGGCTTTTTATAAGGCCATGTGCAAGCGTATCGAAGGGTACTTGCGCGAGAAAGGATTAGCCGGAGACCTTGATTCAAGTGTCTTTAGTGATGCGCGTTTAATGCGTATGCCTCTTACAGAAAACAGAAAACCAAACAAGGAATCAAGAGTCGCGCAGGTACTCCAGGGCTGTATGGAACCGCAGGGCTTTGACTTAAAAAAAGCAAGTGGAATACCAGTAGTACACGCGTCCGAGCAAGTAGACCTTGCCTACATTAAGGCTTCAAAGGTGGATACTGATTCAGTATTAAAGGGCTGTTCCTTCCTGCAATATTGTAAGGATAATCAAGACACTGTAGATGAACCCTCTTGGTATGCGATGCTAGGAGTCCTTGCGCATTTGAAAAATGGCACTGATCTGGCACATGAGTATTCGAAACAAGCTTCAAGTTATACACCAGAAGATACCAATGAGAAACTAGGCCAAGCTAAAGCGGCTTCTGGACCTAGGACCTGTGAAAATATCAATGCTTTGTGGGGGGGCTGTCACAATTGTAAGTTTTATGGGAAACAGAAATCACCAGTTGTAATTAAAGGTGATGACTATATTGCTACAAAAGATACTGGGTTTAGGCATATAAAAACAACAGAGTCAGGGAAAATAAAGGATAAAAAACCTATTTGTTTTGAAGATCTGGTTAAGTATTATAGCCAAAAGTATAAGTACCTTCATACTGCTGACACAAAAGAAATTTACATATATAAGGAAGGGGTTTGGGCACCAATAAACGAAGCTTTCTTGAAAAATTTTGCTCAAAAACATATAGTTCCACCTCCATTAGAAAATGACAGGAAAGAATTTGTTGCTGCACTGAAAGCAGAAAACGTACATACCACAGAAGAAATGGCTTCAAACAGTGAAGGCAAAGTTAATATGCTAAATGGAGTTTATGATATTGAAACTGGTGAAATACTAGAGCACTCGCCAGACTTCTTTTTTAAATGGAAACTACCATTTGCGTATGATAAAGATGCTCAGTGCCCTAAGTTTGAAAAGTTTTTAAGTGAAACATTTGACCACGAAGACGAGGTACAATTTATAAAAGAGTATATGGGTTACTGTTTATCAGGGGACCTCCCTTGGTCCAGCAAGTGCTTAATATTAATTGGAGAAGGTGCCAATGGTAAATCTGTTTTAGTAGACATTTTGCGTGGCTTAACAACAAAAGAAAATAGAGCCTCTTTTCCTCTAAAAGAAATACTCAGTAAAAACACAACAAGATACGCAGCGAAGAACGCATTGTTTAACGCCAATGAAGAATCAAGTCTGAAAGTACCTAAAGAAGGTATCGAGGTTTTTAAGAACTTAACAGACGGTGGTGAAACAGACGTTAGAGCGTACTACTCTCAAGAAGTTACTATAAGATGGTATCCGAAATTCTTATTCTGCATGAATGAACGCATGACCTTGACTCCAGGTAGTGAAAGAGCGTTAAAGAGAAGACTGGTAAATATACGTTGCAATCATATTGTGCCAGTTGAAAAAAGAAATCCCTTCTTAGCAAAGGAAATTCTAGAGGAAGCATCCGGGATATTTAATCTAGTTTTTGAGGCATACCTTAAAGCTAAGGAGATAGAAACTCTTACAGTACCAGCTTCAAGTGAGAAGGAAGTTCAGGAAACACTCGATGAAAGTGATACCGTAGTCCAATGAATGAAACATAAACTGCATTATACAGGATAAAAAGGGGACAACTTAACTTTAGAGGAATTGTTTGATGATTATAAAAGCTTATGTAAAGAAGACGGCATTAAGTTCCCTGTGTCTAGAGGTAAGTTTAAGAACAGGGCAAAATCATTAATCGAGTCTAGGTTTAAAGGGGTAAAGTACACACAAGTAAAGATCGGTGCAAAAAGAGTAAGGGCCTTTATTGGACTTAAGACAGGATTTGAAGAGGCTGCTGAGAGTATAGCAGAAGATAGATTTTAGTGCTTGCAATACTTGAGTCAATAGTATAAGGTCGTTTACATGATAGATTTTAAACCAATGCCACATCAATTAGAGATATTGAAAAGGTCCAGTTACCAGCGAGATCTTTACTTAGCCTGGGACCCTGGGACTGGGAAGACATTAGCTACAATTCAGATGCTAAGAGCGAGATTTGCCACCGCAGATAGCCTGATGAGTACCTTGATTCTAGCTCCAAAGATCGTACTTGAAAACTGGAAGCGTGAATTTTCCATGTATTCAAGAGTAACGCCAAGGGATATTGTAGTTCTAGTTGGTAGTACCAAGAAAAGAATTGAAAAAATCGAAGAGAGAAAGGGTAGACCTACTATATTTATTCTTAACTATGATGTTATGAATAATGTAGAGATTATCTATGCTCTACTAAAGCATGGAATTGAAATACTGGTATGCGATGAATCACACATACTAAAAAATAATACATCTAAACGTGCCAAGGGAGTCTTTACTATTGCTTCTAACGAGAATTGCAAGCACAGGTACTTACTCTCTGGCACACCTATTCTTAAT